ATCGTAGAAGTTAGATATATGGAGAAAGACGAACGTGCAAAAATGGGATGGTGTGAATCTCCACTTTGCATCTTTTTTGATGATGGTAGTTATATCTTCCCAAGTTCTGACGATGAAGGTAACAGTGCCGGTGCTTTGTTTGGTGGTGAAACAAATGGCGAAGATTGGACTTTTCCTGTTTGTTAATAAAGGAAACAGCTAAAATGGAGAAAAAGATGAAAATCAATGTGACACAAGAGCTTTTAAATAAATATGCAAGTGACCTTGAATGTGACGACTGCAAGAAAATGTTCAAATCCCTTCTCATGGTAAAAGGTGGTTCTATTTGCGACGGATGCCTTGATTTGAGAAAGAAAAAAGGCACCTTTGAAGAAGAGAAGGAAAGCCCACTTAGCAAAGAATTCAAATTTAGGATCTTCAATTATGGCTACAGTCTAGGTGTGGCAGATGGTGAACAGTCTAATATCATTGCCCAATATCTTTGTGGTGAATTAGATTGGGTGATAGAAGTCAGAACTGTATGGAATTATCTAGAAATCGAAGAGCTCTTTTGTCAAGGCACTATTGATGGAGCAGAAGAGGATACATCTAAGCTTGACTTGTTAAGATTTGAGGCTATCGAAGAAATGTCGATAAAGGGTAAAGACACAAAACTTATTCGCGCCGGAACTAAATATGCGCCACTTAAGAAAGGTAACTAAATAAATGGCTACAACCACTAAATTGTTATCCATTCCAAAATGTTGCGAGATCTGTAAGACAAGTTTTGACAGAATAAAGAACACAAATTGCTATCAACCTAAGGTTGTTGTTGACGGTAGGTGGGGCAACTATATGACGATGTGGGTGTATATGTGTTGGAATTGTTTCAATACTAACGGCGTCGGCTTAGGTGTCGGAAGGGGACAAGTTTACAGTATCGAAACCGGTGAACAGTTGAAAAATAAAGAAGAGGTTTATGCGCTCAAAGGAGCAAAGAAAGGTGATGATTAAGAAGGCAGAAGACCTATAAGATTATAGAGGATTTTAAACAATAACTTGAGGAGTAAAAAATGACAAATTGGAGCCAAGAAATGACCCCAAATAGACTTACCAAAATTAATAGAACTTACCTCAAATTGATGGAACAAGTGCAAAAGCATACCGAAAACGACTTTTCAGTTCACCACCTCCAAGATATTTATACCCACGGAATGGAGGGTGGAGTGTCCGATTTCACTACTTACCACGATACATCTAAATTTTATGAGAAGAATGAGTCTCTTATTTATATGATGCTGACTTTCCATGCTGACCGCTTAGGGTGTCTTGTAGCTGAATTAGAATTAGAGGTGATTGGTGAGCTCGGAGAAAGTCCGGAAGGACGCAAGAATCAACTTGTTTGGTATATCGTTCATGATTTGGTCAAGGTTTGGGTTGAGAATGATTGGGATCGGTCAAAGCTAGCAGGCTATGATGATTGATATGTGCGGCAAAGAAGTTCATTTGATGTGTCTAGAATGCGGATGGACTGAAATCACCCAAGATACTTTTATTCGATCCAAATGCCCCTACTGCCATAGTGATGGATTGAGGGTTAACTTCATAAAAGCTAAGGGGAAGGGGTGAATGTTTGTGGTTCTGTGCGTAACTTTGTTTGTGGGCTGTTCATGGATTGTTCATATAATTCAAGGCATTGGCCTAATTTTTTCGTTTTAAAAGGAGACCATTATGGGTAGAAAGAAGATCATCAAGGCGGGGGAAACTTATACAACTTACCTTGCTGCGGATGACAAAAGATTTTTGGAGTTTTATTCAGCAAAAGAAAACAGGAGCATTGCCCAAATTATTAGGATGGCTATAGGCCTCATGAAACAAGAGGCGGGTTGGGTTGATGAATCCAAGGAAATGAAAAGGAGTGCACGGTGAAAATAAAAGACGCAGAACCCTTATGGACAAAGTGGGCAGTTGGTGGAGTAGCAGCAGCTGAAGAGAGTTACATTAAAAGCATCAGGCGTGCCATGGATGTCCTAGCTTGCCAAGATGACTCCTTGCCTTCTATATCTTTAGGAATTGCGGGAACCTGCCACTCACAAGGTGAGGTTTTTAGTGCACAATTAGAGGCTGAAAAATATGAAAATGAACGTTTCATGGGCGAGCACGATGAAGGTGATGACTGGGCCCATGATGAAGAGGAGTAGAAAATGCGAACAGAATCAAAAAAATTGGCTGTTCAAGATACTGCAGTTGATTCAAAGGTAGTAGAAACCTTATTAATAAATGGTGACCTTGCTCAACTGACCCCACAACAAAGGGTCGACTTCTATTGGTCCATCTGTGAAAGCCTTGGTTTAAATTGGAAAACACAGCCCTTTGCATATATCCGCCTCAATGGTAAACTTACCCTTTATTGTCAAAAGAGTGCCACGGATCAACTTAGGAAATTGCATGGGATCTCTGTCAGGATCTTGGAACGTAAAATAGAAAACGAGATCTATATGGTTACAGCTACAGCCAAAGATAAGTTGGGCCGTTATGATGAAGATGTAGGGGCGGTTAATATTAGAGGTCTCAATGGGGACAAACTTGCCAATGCTTTAATGAAGGCAGAAACCAAAGCAAAGAGGCGTGTGACTTTAGCCATTTGCGGCTTGGCGAAAATAGATGAGTCCGAGGTCGAGACTATTAAGGGTGCAGTGGTTTTTGATCCTTCCCTAGAACTTGATTCTTACAGCCCCGCGGGAGTATCTCAACTCGAGAAAGAGACTCCTAAAACAACCAAACCCAAACCTAAACAAAAGGAGGTTGAGGTTGAAATTGAAGAACCTAAAGAGGTCATTGAAGTTGAGCCTGAGGTCATTGAAGAAGATGCCGCTATTGATGATGGGAATTATGGGGAAAAACTTAGTTCATACTTGGCACAATCTGGCAAGAGCCAAGGGGAGCTGAGCCAATTCCTTGGGATTCCATTCAAGGACTTACTAGGTGTTCAATTTGGGAAAATCAAGCCTTTTGGGATAGAGATAAACGAACAAATTGCCTACTTTTTACAAAATGGAGAAGCTACCAAAGATGAAATCTTCTTTTCACTTAGCACCCTCGCGGGAGGAAACTAATGGCAGCGACTAAAAGAAAAAAACGCAATAAGATAACGGCCTCACAGCTCCCACTCTTGTCAAAGTGCGCAGGTCCATCATTTTTAGAGTGCACTGATTCCGTCAACGATCCACAAAGGAGGGGGATCTTCTTCCACCAATTTATTAGTGACTACATTATTCATGGGAGGGAGATTGCATTAGAGTTATGTGATAAAGAAATCATAGACATGGCTGAGAATTCTGACTTTTCAAACTGGTTTGACGGTCAATTTGAATACCTACAAAGTGAAGTATCTTTCGCATGGGACCCCAAAAAAGATGTTGCTGTAGAACTTGGCTCCCTCTTGGAACGTGATTATTCAAAGGCACCACGTGGGTGGATTTGCGGCACTGCCGATATTATCAATGTGGGAGATGATGCAATATTCCTTGATGATATTAAAACCGGCCGCTCTTTTGTTCCTGGCCCTTATGATAATTACCAACTTAAGTTTCTAGCATTAGCGGCCTCAAGGGCTTACAATATCCCAAAGGTCTATGCTAGAATTCTTTTTGTGGATGAAGATGGATTGATTAAAGCACACGACCATTCAGTTTTTGATAGTTTTCAACTTGACCAAATCCACAAAGACCTTAAAGGAATCTTAGCAAAGAAAGAGTTGGTTTTAGGTGACCACTGCAAATGGTGCCCCGCCTTTAATGATTGCCCCGCTATCGCCAAGGGTGCATTGGCCATTTTGAAAGAAGAGAATGGTGAAGCCTTACAAATAAACGACGACACACTTCAGAGGGTTTGGCCTAAAGTCGCAGCCCTAGAAGCCTATTCAAGGAAATTCAAAGAGGCCGCAAAGGTTTATGTGCGCAGAAATGGGGCCATTGATTTAGGAGATGGAAAACATTTAGAGCTTTCAACCTTTACAAAGAGCTCTATTGAATCTGAGAAAGCGTTGCCTATTTTAAAAAACCATTTAGGCCAGATGTTTCCTCAGTCTTTAAGCATTTCCAGGGCCTCAATCAAGAGGGCAGTGTCTGACTATTGTGAATCCAGGCTAGTTGATAATCCAGACAAGCCTTTGAAGGACGCGAAGAAGTGGGTAGAAAATGCAATTTATGAAGAGCTCTTTGAAGAGAATGCAATAACCTCCTCAGAGATTGAAACCTTAAGAGTTACCAACAAGAAGTAGCCAACAGATAGAGGTGAATGTGAAAGATCGAACTTGTGATTGTTGTTGTGGGACGGGTAAAGTCCACGATGTTAATTGTTCGAGTGGGTTAAAGCTTAAAGGAATAGCCGACGGAGATTCTTGTTATAGTTGCAGCCCTATTGCTTGCCTAGCTTGTCGCGGGACCGGTTGGGCTATAATAAGAATGAAGAGATGAAGTGCAAACTCATTGAAAAGAGTAGGCGCTTGGTTGCAAAAGATACTTGGGAGGAAACAATGCGAATTCAATACCAGGATGAGAACACAGAACCTAAAGACCTCTTTACATCGGCCCAACTTTATGAAACTGAAAACAACCATGCTTTCATTTTTTATACTTTTATAGGATTAATTTGGTTTTTGGGGGTTGTTTCTTGCCTAGCCCTTTTGACATTATGGAAGTAACCTGCCTGGAGGGCCTTACTCTTGAGGGTTTTTGTCATTACTTTCCTGTCTCGAGTAGGGTCCTCTTTTTTATGCTAATCTGAAACAGAAGAATGTGAGTGTGATTTGTGAGTCTACCTTACTTTATGTTCTACCCTGCTGATTTTCTATCAGATTTGGGACAACAAGCTTTGACCACTGAGCAGTGCGGTGCTTATATCCGCGTCCTTTGCGCCATGTGGAACCATAACAATGACCGGGAAGAATGGAGAGGTCTACCTGAAAACGACACCATCTTGGCTAGGATTACCGGAGTCTCAGTGCGCCGATGGAGAAGGATTTCTGAGGTTTTATTGGACGAATTCAGTCCGGTTATTCAGCGAACTCCAGAGTTTTTAACAAATAAACGGATAGAAAAGGAGTGGAATAAGGCGAAAGGTCGTCGGGAGAAGTGTAGCATCGCAGGTTCCAAGTCCTTGAAATCAAAAGAACGGACCTCAACGATCGTCGAACCATCGCCAATCGATCCCTCAACCATTCATATACATAATAAGAAGCATATACAGAATAAGAATAAGAATAACAAACCAAGTGCGAAGAAGGCCCTCCCTAAATACACCGAAGAATTTTTGTTTGTTTGGAATGTTTGGATGGAAAGCGAAGCGCATCAAATAGGATCCGGCCCGGGGGTAAAATCTATGGCTTCCAAATCATGGGAAAAAGTCATAGGTTCCCCCGATGCCAATTTCTTAGTCTTAATTACTGACTCAATTAGAAAATACCTACAGGACTGCATCAATGTCGGATCTAAAACCCAACACCTATCCACATGGCTCAATCAACGAGCATGGGAGGACTGGGCCCAAAGGGAACCACGGCAACATGCTAAGTCTATAAATAAACCGGCCTTTGACTATGCCCAATCCCTAGCAAATAAAGGGACAAGGGGTGATATAACAGAAAGGGATTGGAATGACTAAACCAGAAGCGATCGACATGTTGGCCTTTCTTGCTAGCCATTATCCACACGTTCAAAATCAGGGGCTGTCCCCTTCCACTGAACGGCTTTGGGTTGGCTATTTCACAGAACTCCCCAAAGAAGAGGTCTATACTACAATCTGTGCCTTGGTCCGGAAAGAGAAATGGTTCCCTTCTTGGGCTGAATTTATTGATTGCCTACAGAAAGGAGATGCCCTCCCAGCTGAAGACGCTTGGGGTATTGCGTTGGCCGGTAAAGGCCTAGGAATGAAAGATGACAAAATAAAAAAGGCTATTATTGCCGTCGGAGGTGATTGGGCGTTTCGCCATTGTGATAATTTGGCTATACTACGAACATCGTTCATCAATGCCTATCAAGCCATTGTGAACGTAGGAGGCAGGAAACACGAAGAGCTGCTGAAGGCTTCAGTGGTTCAATTAGAAGGAAAGAAACCAGGCAGGCTAAAATCATAGGAGACAAAAAATGTCACTAGACTATCCAAACTTAAAATGTAAATACATTACATCTTTCTACCCTCATTCCACAGATGATACGGGCTATACTACCAGCACCTCAAACCAGGTTCAGTGTGGCCTGATTGGGACCCTGAGCCAGGGGGCTGGGATCGATTTCTATTGTATGTTCCACCATGATGTCAGGCAGGGGAGGGCTGAACACTCAGAGTCATCCTTTGTTGATTGGTATCAAGTCCAACTAGATAATTTTTCAACCTACCCTAAAGCCGTATGGAACCGATACACCTGCAACCAATTATGGGCAGCTATTTCGCAGGGGCAGCCTTTACCCGAGCCGACTGACAAGCCACCGGTCGAAAATACCAGTGCACCAGATGATTACGCTGAGCGGGCCGTCAACTATATGAAACAATCCAACCTGGGGAAGATAACCCATGAGGCCGTTATCGACCTTATGCACCATGAATTTGGATGTGTTAACAACTGCCAGACCCACCAGGGAGTCAGCCCAACCCAGAAGATCAGGGAGCTATCCGACCAAATGGATGCCAGTGGTAGGACCCAAAATAGTGCCAAAAGGAGCCAAGGATCTCCTCAGAAGCCTTGAATCTGGAACTGTGGGCCACCTGTCCTCCGTCAGATTTAGAACTGATACAGGCCAAATTTGGAGGTTTCTTGAATTTAACCAGGGAGCCATTTTGGTGGGAGGCCCTGCCTTTCGTTCAGAGGGTGCGATCCTACACCCTGGAACCCAACACCGGCTGCTGGCTTTGGTGGGGTGATTCTGATTGCAAGGTTAATGAGAGGCCTATTATAAAAATAGGACACCGGAAAATAAACATCAAACAAGTATTGTTTAACATTGTAAACGGCTTAGACCATAGTGGGACAGTCAAATCCATCTGCAAAAAGGACTGCATTTTTCCCCTACACCTCTATGCTCCGGGGGTTAAGGTCAAAAAACCTGAGGGAGATTGGGGGCAAGGGATCATCCCATGCTTGGGGTGTGGTTCAGACTTTTCCACGTGGTCACTGATTAATAACCGCCATTGTTTCAGGTGCCACTCTAAACTTTCCAGGGATCTACCCACAGAAGGTGAGAATGAGTGAGCTCGTAACATTGGCTTGGCTTACCCTTGTGATGACTATTCTAGGTCTGGCCGGGGTAGGTTCATTTCATATAATACTAGAGACAGAGGAGGCGAAACATGGGAGGTGCTTCATCGAGGACAAAAGGCCACAACTTCGAAAGATGGTGGGCAAGACAAATGAGGCCACACTTCCCTGATGCCAGGCGCGGCCTACAGTATCGAGACGGGAATGAAGCCCCAGATGTTATAGCTGGCCCCTTCTTATTTGAATGTAAGAGGGGTAAAAAGACCAACCCCAAGGCAGCCCTGAAACAGGCAACAGAGTGCCAGAAGGCAAAAGGTTTTTACCCTATAGCCGTTACTAAGGATGATTTTGAAGAACCTATTGTTACCTTATACTCACAAGACTTTCTAGAACTTATAGATCAAGGACTGCTCAAAGTTGAATGAAGTATAAGACAAATTCTCTATGCGATACCTGCTCCAATGGAATATTCACATGGCATAAGGATTGGTGGAGTTGCGACAAGTGCGGTCAGCTAGATGTAGACCTCCCTTCGCCTGAATCTGTTCCCACTATCTGGGTTAGGTTCTGCCAGTGTGATATACGAACCATCATGAGGTTAGGACGCAAGGGCCATGATGAAACTTGTATTGATTACGATAAGTTGGTAGAATCAAATGAGACTGATGACTGAACCAGACGAGAAGAGTAAAGGGGGACGCCCCCGCCTTGATTTCAGCAACGATGTAGTTGAGGCATTAGCCTTTAAGGGAGCTACACTCGATGACATGGCTATCAAGCTAGGGTGCAGCCTTTCTACTATTAAAACCCGTAAAAAAGAAGATCCTGAGTTCTTGGCCGCTATAAAAAGGGGCGAGAGTGTGCGACGCCTCAACCTTCGTGACCTCCAATGGGACCAAGCGAAGAAGGGAAACACAACCATGTTGATCTGGCTCGGGAAGAATGAGTTGGGCCAATCAGACCGGCAATTGATTGGAGAAGACCCCAACAATCCCTTTAAATCTTTGCAAGAAGAAACAGAGATCGCTATCCAGAAGATCTTGATTACCCTTGACAACGTAGAGCCTGGTAAGGTAATAGATAACCATGAAGAATTGGAACTGTTAACCACCAACCTGGAAGAAGGTGACGAGTGAAGATTGGGAGTCTGTTCAGTGGTATAGGCGGCCTAGAGATGGGCCTCGAGTGGTCAGGACTGGGGCACACAATTTGGCAGTGTGAGATGGAACCCTTTGCACAAACAATCTTACGCAAACATTGGAGCGTGCCGATTTATGAAGACGTTAGAACAATCGATGAAACCGTTGAACGACCAAATGTCATTTGTGGGGGATTCCCCTGCCAAGACATTTCAGGAGCAGGCAACAAAGTTGGCATTGAGGGCGAGAGGTCCGGGTTATGGAAAGAGATGTGTCGACTCATTCGCTTATTTAGACCAGAGCTCGCAATCATGGAAAACGTATCAGCTCTCACTATTAGGGGGCTCGGAACAGTTCTCGAGGATTTGGCCGAGGTCGGGTATGACAGCTGGTGGGATTGCATACCAGCTTCAGCCCTTGGCGCCCCTCACAGACGTGACCGCATCTTCATCCTGGCCTACCCCAATGGCGGGGAGGTTCAATACAACAAAGGCGAAGACACCGAGCCTAGACGGCCTGGCAGTAGTGATGGACATTCTAGACAATCAGGAATCGTGTCAGGTGGCAAAGGAGGAACTAATAGCAGCCAAGGACAGAACACAACAAACCCTTATCGACTCGGGTTCGAAGAGGAAAGGGAAACACTGGGCGAACACAGTGAGCCGGATAGATGTGCCGGACCTCGAAATCCATATATCGAAACACCAGAAAACCCATGGGAGGTTGAACCCGATGTGGGTCGAGTGGCTCATGGGGTTCCCGATCAACTTCACCGCCTCAAATGCCTAGGCAATGCTGTTGCACCTCCAGTGGCTTACACTATAGGATTGATAGCCCAGGACCTTCTAGAGTGGCGTTCAAATAAAGGTTTACAAGCCACAGCTGTTGGGGTATAAATCACCAGACTCAAGCAAGGGTGAGGGGAGGTCGTTGATAACCCATTTTGTGGGCTCTTCTTCTTAAGCGGCCTCTCCTCCTTTCTTTATTCTTTTCATGGCGGTAGGCTGGTTTAATCATCTGCGTGGTTGGTGCTGGCTTGCCGCTAACTTTTTATTCCCTCCCTCAACATGTAATATGATTAAGGCAGCTCGTAACCTTGGCAAGGGGGAGTCATATCGGTATACCTAAAGACCAGCCGTTCTTTACCCAAGAGGCGGAAGTCAAAGAGAAGTCCTTCATCCTTCACCCAATTTCAGATGTGCACGTTGGAGCTGAAGCCCACCACGACAAAGCCTTCAAGGCCAAGCTCGATTATATAAAAGATCATCCACGTAACCACAGAATCCTCTTGCTCGGTGATCTCATGGATATGAGTATCAAGGAGTCGGTAGGGTTTAGGTATGGTGCAGTGACACCACAACAGGAACTCGAGCGGATGGTTGAACTGCTAGAACCTGTCAAGGATCGTATCGATTTGATTATTCCAGGCAACCATGAACGCAGAACTTTAGATCGGACGGTGGGCCTCGATGTGAGTGCTCAGTTAGCCGCCCTCCTTGGCCGACCTGGGGTCTACCGTCCGGCATGCACAGTGATCCGTTACAAGTTCAACCAGAAGAAAGATAAGAACTATAGATGCAATCTAGAGATTTTGTGTCATCATGGAATAGGGGGTGGAAGACAGCCCGGGGGAAAAATAAACCGGGCCAGCTCCCTGGCGGTTCTAAAACCGGACGTTGATATATGTCTCATGGGTCATGTTCATGAGAATGCTGCTCGCGTAGAGAAAGTCTGGACTGGGTTCCCGCCAAAGGTCAAAAGGCGTTATGTAGTCATCACAGGCTGTTGGCTAGGGAGCGAACAATATTCTAAAGATGCAGCCTACCCTCCTAGTGTCGAAGGTGCGCCTGTTATCAAGATTGATTCAGTCAACGATCAAGTGGTCATAACTGTGGAGGTCAGATAGTGTTCCCTATTGTAAAAGTGACTTGGCACGATGCAGCAGCATCTGACAATAGATGGACAAACTTAGAAGACTTAATAGAAGGCCATTCAATAGTAGAGTGCACAACAGTGGGTTTCCTGACTAAGGATAACAAAGAAGAGGTGCAAGTTGTCCAATCACTTTGTGGGGAAGATGGAGGGGAAGCCATGAGTATCCCCAAAGGATGTGTTGTCCAAATAAAGAAGCTGGAGACAGGTTCATAATGATGCTCTACTACTTAGCCTGCACAAGTATTTTGTGCATCGCCTTCTTTCTACTTGGAAAAGCGGTAGGGTTTATAATAGGATTCAAACAAGCTGCAAGTGACATAGTGGTCAAACAGCTTGAAGAGATGGAGGCCGTTCTTGGTGGCCTTGATGCGGTCACAACAGAAGATGCCCCTCTGATTCTAGTGCGACTAGACAAAGATGAAACCAAAGAGCCCGTCAACTAACTCCAAGCAAATTGATCCAGGTCAGTCCCCCATCGTTCGCTTATTCCAAGAGCTAGGGCCTGATGCCCTGGATATACTAACAGAACGCCAACGCCTCACAGTCAAATACCTCTGGCCAATATGGGCCAGGCCTAACCAGCTACTTCCAAAAGGCGACTGGAGGGTTGCCATGTGGTGCTGTGGCAGGGGGTTTGGGAAGACCAGAACAGGGGCTGAGGCGGTCAGGTCAGTAGTTGAATCAGGGGAGAGTGGCGACCTGATCCTGGCCGGCCCAACTGCAGCTGATGTCAGGGATATTATGGTAGAGGGTGAGTCTGGTTTGCTAGCAATATCACCAGCTTGGAACTTTCCAAAGTATGAACCCAGCAAGAGGCGGGTGACCTGGACTAACGGGGCCAGGGCGGTGCTGGTATCAGCTGATGAGCCAGACCGGTTCAGGGGCCTACAGGCCTCATTTGCCTGGACAGATGAGATCTGTTCCTGGAGGTATCAAGAAAGCTGGGACCAACTAATGTTTGGCTTAAGGCTGGGAAACAACCCCAGAGCCATTGTTACAACCACACCGAGGCCTTCTAAGCTAATGAAAGGCCTGTTGTCCAGGGAGGGGGAGGACGTGGTAGTGATTAGGGGGTCGTCATTTGATAACAGGGCGAACCTCCCAGAAGCATTTTTTAATTCAATCCTGGAGAGGTATAAGGGGACTAGGCTGGCCAAACAAGAGATCTGGGCCCAACTGTTGGAAGATGTAGACGGTGCCCTGGTCAGCCATGAGCTGTTAGATGAGGCCCGGGTAGTATCAGGGGAAGTCCCAGACCTGCAGCGTGTTGTGGTTGGAATAGACCCCGCGGTGACCTCCTCAGAAGATTCTGATGAGACTGGGATAGTAGTGGCTGGCTTAGGGATTGATGATGAAGTATATGTGCTTGATGATCGATCTTGCAGGGTGAGTCCTAAGGCTTGGGCTACCAGGGCAATTGAAAGCCTGCACAAGTGGGCCCCTGATTTGAATGGGAGAATACTAGGAGAGGTAAACAATGGCGGTGATCTAGTAGAGGCAACCATTAGGACTGTAGACAAAAATGTTCCCTTCAGAGCTGTTAGGGCAAGTAAAGGGAAACATATTAGGTTTGAACCTGTAGGGAGTTTGTTTGAACAGAAAAGGATTCACATGGTTGGATCTTATCCTAAGTTGGAAGATCAGATTGTTATGTTCACACCGTCTGGCTATGAGGGTTCGGATTCTCCAGATAGAGCTGACGCTCTAGTGTGGGCTGTTACTGAATTGGTTCTTGAAAAGAATTGCACCCCATCTGTATGGAGTATTTAGTTTTTGTAGTTTAATTTGTTATCATGGAACGTAAATGTATGAGCACGATGATATGATTGTGACGCTCGAGCTTCTTGAAAAATTCCCACACTTGGCTCAAGTGATTGCCGAGCTTATTAGTATCGCACACGAAAAGAAGTATGGGAGCCTTACTGTTTCCTTCCAGGGGGGTAAGATGTCACACTTTGAAATACGGACAACCCACAAAATTGGGAACCATTGATGAGTATACTTGACAACATAAAAGAAATGTTTGAAGCTAAACAGTCCTCAGGCCAAGGTCTTATGGTGGTTGAAGGGTCTGCGGCAGTCTGGGCTCCCAGGGATTACGAAACTTTTTCAAAAGATGGGTATCAATCTAATCCTTATGTGTTCGCTGCCATTTCAGAGATTGCCAGAAGTGTGAGCGGTCTTCCCTGGGTTGTCATTGAGAAAAACCGGGACGGTTCGCAGTCACAAGTAAGTGACCCAAACAACCCGGTGTTGAAACTTATAAATAGACCCAACCCTGACCAGTCTTCGGCCACCTTCATTGAGGCGGCCATTTCTTTTTACTTAATAGCCGGCAATGTTTACATTGAAGCAGTGGGGCCGGAAAATGGAGCTCCTAAAGAAATTTGGTTATTGAGGCCAGACAGGATGTCAGTGATTCCAGGGAGGGAAGGGATCATAGGCTATGAATACAAAGTAAAACAAAAAAAGATTCGTATTGCCTTTGAGGATTGCCTTCATCTTAAAAGTTTCAATCCTATCTCAGACTATTATGGGATGAGCCCTCTTGAAGCGGCAGCTCGGTCAGTGGACCAAAACAACGAATCTAGATTTTGGAACTATAACCTCCTGAAGAATAATGCAAAGGTTACATTTGCCCTGACTACTGATGGAGAGTTAACTGACCAACAGCGGCAAAGGATTAAGAAAGAGTTTGAAGATAAATACTCAGGGCCTACTAATGCCGCCAAACCTAAAGTGTTTGAGGGGGGAATCAAGCCTCACATTATCAGCCAGTCTCCTGAGCAGATGGATTGGTCAGAAGGTATTAGGTTGAGCGGTAAAGAAATTGCTATTGCACTTGGTGTTCCTCCTGAGGTAATTGGTGACAGTCAAAACCGATCCTATGCAAGTTACTCTGAGGCACGCAAATCGTTCTATATGGAAACGGTTCTGCCTATCGCTGAAATATATGAGCAGGAAATTAACAATTGGCTAATGCCCAAACTGGATGACCGCTATAGATTGATGGTTGACAAAGACAGGGTTGATGCACTCCAAGAAGATCGTTCAGAAATATGGACAAGGACTATGAGTGCAGTATCGGCTGGAGTTATCACCACCAATGAAGCCAGGGACCTTTTGGGTTTTGAAAGTATTGAAGGCATGGATACACTAGTATCGTGGGATGATCCTGTTGCCATAGATGAAGCCCCTAAGGCTTTACTCCTGCCAAGTAACACCAAGACAGTCAGACGATGCACGCCTGGTGAAAAGGATCCAGACAAACCTGGTGCCGATCAAGTGTGGTGTGTGTTAACTGAAGATGAGTCGAGGGTGTTAGGACGCCATGCGACTAGAGCTGAAGCTGAAAGGCAGCTTGCTGTGATAGATGGGCCCAAGGCTGAGGTTCAGTCTATCATGACAAATGAACAGAAGCTAAATGCCTGGAAAGGTGTAGACCAACAACGTGAGGCAGCTGTTGAGGCAACCAAAGGGATCTTTGAAAAGCGCCTGAATCAAGAAATTAAGGAAATATGCAAAGCCTTAAACTATGCAACGGCAGAACAAGAATTAATTATTGCACTTGAAATAGCTGCTGAACAACAGAAAGACCAATGGAATAAGACCCTACAAGAAGTCTATTTAGGTGTCGGTGAAGGGTTCGCGGTAAGTGTCTTTGATAACTTGAAGAACCAACCGGGCCCGACTGAATTGAAGATTGACGAAAGTGTGTTGTCAACCTGGAGCCGGTTCATCATTGAATACTTAGAAGAAGCCTTTGGTAAGAAGTTCCTAGACTTATCCCACACAACTCAAGATGTCATCTGGAAGAAAGTTACTGAATACCTTGAGGGGGGAATGAGTTGGAAGGATGTTGCAAATGAAATAGAGGCGACTATGCCTGGAGGCCATGAGGTTAAGATCAGGGCTGAACGAATAGCCAGAACTGAAACCTTGACCGCTGCATCTGCATCTAGCCACTTTGCAGCCAAGGCCACAGGCCTCACCCTGGTTAAAACCTGGATAGGAACGCCGGACTTTCGGGCACGTAAATGGCACCAGGCAGGTATTCAATCAGCTGAAATGGATGTGGCTTATGTTGTCAAGAGGCCAGGTAAGAACCCTGCACGTGGGCAATTCAACGGTTATGACCGGTTGATGTTTCCAGGTGACTGGACCTTTGACGCCTCTCCTGGGAATATTATTAACTGCAGGTGTGTTGAAGTTTATAAAAGAATGGATGCTGGAGAATAAAGTGAAACAAACAAGATCCTTCAAAATGAAATTCAAGTCGATTGATGACTCAGGCCAGTTCGAAGGATATGCAGCTGCGTATTCCCTAGATCAAGGGGGGGACATTATTCGAAAAGGTGCATTCTCACGCACTCTTGAAAACAATAAGAGTCACCCGATTCTATGGCAGCATGATCCAACCAAACCTATTGGGGCTGGTGTTGATGCTTATGAAGACAGCAAAGGGTTGTTTGTTAAAGGCCAGCTGTGTTTAGAAGTTCAACAAGCCAGGGAGGCCAGAGCTCTAATGGCACAAGGCGCCCTCAAAGGGTTGTCAATTGGCTATGAATCCATTCAAGATGAATTAGATGAGAAATCTGGTAATAGATTTATTACTGAAATTAAGCTCTATGAATATAGTCCTGTGACGTTTCCAATGAACGAGGACGCAACGATTGAATCGGTTAAAGACCATAAACAAGTTTTTGATGAAGCCCTAACTGCATTACTTATTTCTATAAGAAGTGTGAAAAGGACTTCAACAAAGCTGCCTCCATATTGTGTGGAAGCGGCACAAGAAGCCCTTAACGAATTAGACACCATTCTCAGGAACAATGGCAGTCAAGGCAACTCTTCCAGCGGAAACTTGCTTGACCATGATTTGAAACTAAGACCCGGTGTTGGTGAAGTCGACTCGGAGATGCTCCACTCGATCGAACGGCTAAGGCGTAACATAAAACACTCAATGAAGAAGTAACCTACAAAGGGAACTTATTGAGTTTGTATTAACGCAATAGCGGAAAAACCGGTTGGGATTTATCCCAGCAAACAGGAGAACCTTATGAAAGAACTAAAAGATCATATTGAAGATCTTAATAGGGACTTCAATTCGTTGAAGGAATACAACGATGAGAAGTTCAAAGATCTCGAAGACAGAAGCATGAGCCGTCCTGAATTGGATGAACGGCTTGATAAAATCACAAAAGGAATGGATGCAACTCAAGGAAAGATTGACGAGCTCCAAACCAAATTGAACAGGCCCTCCCTTGGCGACGTTGCTGATGAGCAACAGGAAAAAGTAGATGCACACAAGGCTGCATTTTCTAAATACCTGCGAAAAGGACACCATGGGTTGAGTCCTACTGAATCTAAAACCCTGAGTGAAGGCGTGGGTTCGCAACCTGCAGATGGTGGGCCGATGGCACCCAATGAGTTTATTCGTGAACTCTTGAGGCGACTTACTAATTCAAATCCGATTCGCCAGGTCTGTGATGTTAAAACAGGCCAAGCGAAATCAATTGAAATTCCTGCTCGAACAGTTAACCTAGCATGCGATTGGGTAGCTGAAGCTGCAACTACTTCTGCAACACAACCAACTTATGCGTTGAATACCATCGCGGCCTTTAAATTGAGCGCCCTGACTCCAGTCACGGTCGAGCTTCTTGAAGACGCTTATTTTGACGTAGAAGCTGAATTGACTACAGACTTCGCAGAAGCATTTGCTGATAAAGAAGGCGAAGGCATTTTGTTGGGAACTGGTAGTGGTCAACCTGAAGGGGTGATTGTAAATAGTGATGTTCCAGTCGTTCAGGATGCGTCTACTACAACCGCAGTCATCACAGCACCTACTCTAATTGATGCCTTCTATACCCTCAAAGGTGGGTATGCAGCCAATGCAACATGGGCTATGAACATGGGAACCCAAGGGTCTTTGCGTGGGTTGACTGATGACGAAGGACAATACCTCTGGCAGCCAGGTCTGACAGGTGCTTCACCATCGACGCTACTCGGGCGCCCAATCATTGTTTGTGATGGAATGGCAGCACTGGCTAGTGACTCAAAATCCATTGTAGTGGGTGACTTCAAAGGTTATACTGTGTATGACCGATTGGGAATGTCAGTGTTGAGGGACGATTATACCTCAGCTGCAGACGGCATTGTCAGATTTATCGCCCATCGGCGCACGGGGGGCCTAACGACTGACCCCTCTGCATTTGTAGTAGTTCAAGCCGAGACCTAGAATGGAGGGAGTAGAATGAAAGTAAGATTGCTCGTTGATTGTATAATTGGAAACAAACACTACTTTAGGGATAGCATCTATGCACTTGATGACGAGCTTGCTTTAGAACTGATAAACATGGAACCCCCTTCTGCTTGCATCTTGGTATGTAAAGCAGGGGGGGGACCTCCTACAAACAAAATGTATAGCTATAGTTTTAAAAATAAAGAGCAGACCAATGAAGTTTCTTAGTTTAGTTACAGGCACAACCAACCAGATTGTGACCACTGCAGAAGCTAAAACCTTTTTAAAGGTTGACAACTCAGCAGATGATTCATTGATTGATAGATATATTTTGATGGCTTCAACTTACCTTGAGCAATACACCAATAGGAGTTTCCTGGATTCCAGTTGGCAGTTGTCCCTTGATGAGTCTGATGTCACTGGAACATCTATTGAGCTCCCAAGGGCCCCACTCTCATCTGTCACAAGTGTGAGTTATTTCGAGAGTGATGGAACAGAGCAGACCTTCTCTACAGACAATTATACCGTTGATATAACTCAACAACCTGGCAGGATTTTCATTGCGCAAGGTGGCTCCTGGCCAACTGACATGCGGTCTAATAAGGCCATGCTTATAGAATTTGTAGCGGGATGGGGGGCAGCCATAGCAGATGTGGATTCTTTTTATAAAAATATGGTGCAGACTGCAGTCCTCACTCTTGTTGGGTCCATGTATGATAACCGGGCCGGTGACCAAGTGGAGTTTGCAACAATTCCTTGGACCAAACCTGCTGAGGGTTTAGTTCAGAGTATACGAGTTTTGACTTTATGAATTTCAATGAGATGAGGCACCGCTGCACATTCCAAGAAAATGATGAAGTAGCTGATTCAAGTGGGTGGAAACAATCTGAAGATTGGCAAGACATAGCATCAGATGCAACAGTATGGTGTAAGATCGAACCAATCTCGGCTACTGAATCCTTCACTGCAGATGCTGAAATCCCATTTGTAACCCATAGGATTTTCGTGAGAAATCGTGATGACATAAATACCGGGAAAACTAGGGCCATTTCTACCATCCGAAGTGTGAATCGGTTCTTCTATATAACTGGCCAAAGGCATATACCAGATGAGAACGATGACTGGTTAGAGTTGAAAGTCCAGGAGCGACCTGTTGAGTGATGCGTTTCTTTCAATATCAATGGTGTCGGTGGGTGACTGGGCATGAATGGGAACGTGGTATGATGAAACTGTTTGATAATGAAATTTATAAACCAATTACAAAATGCAGAAAATGCAGGACGGTCAAAGATTTTTATTGGGGAGCTTGATGGCGATCACAGTCAATACAAAGAACGCTGAGAAAGCCTTGATGCGGTTATATAAGAAAGCCCCTAAGGCTGCAGTCAATGTTATTAATGAAGCTGCTACTATGATAATGAGCCAAGCCAGGACTACAATAATGAGTGGATACAGTCCACCGATAACCGACACAGGCAAGTTGGCTGCATCAGTTGGCTTTGGACAAGGTATGTCCAAATATGCCTCTGATAGCTTAATGGTCGGAGGAACAGGGGTTTTTGCTATTGTAGGATCTAATTTACCCTATGCTCAAGCTATAGAATATGGGTCACCCCCTCACCAGGTTCCTCAGGCAGCCCTTATTGATTGGGCACAAAGGAAATTTGGAAAGAGTGAAGCTGAAACTAAAACCATCGCATACTTTGTAGGAAAGAAGATTGCAGCAGAAGGAACAAAGGCCAGGCCTTTCTTAATTCCTGCTTATGAAGATGTGCGGAAGAAACTTCCGAAAATGGTTCTGAAAGAAATGAAGAGACTAAAGAAGAAGGTTTAGAGAATGCCAGGTAGTGCGATATTGTCATGCAGAAATGCAATTTATGATAAGATCAAAAACAACGCCTCCATCGTTGCTATAGCAGACGTTTATCAAATACCTCCCGACAACATGAGCTTTCCATATATTGATATACCATCCACAACGGAAACAATTGACGATACTTATGCGGGGACAGGTTCCAACTTTAGAGATGTTACATTGACAGTGAACATTTGGAGTGATGAGAAATATGACGATCAGGTGAATGTTCTTGGAGATTTAGTAGTAGATACTTTGAACTGGTCAACCTTGACTTTAACAGAAGGTTGGACTTTTATAAGTATAAATTTAGAAAACATTAACAGTAGGTTGAGTGATGACTACAGGCAAATTTCAGCCCGGTTCAGAGTTCGGTGCCTCCAATAGATTGGAAAGCGCAGTCAAGGATTTAGGCCAAGCAATTGAATTTGTTAATAGGGCCATTATTAAACTACACGAACACAGCACGGGAAGTTGTTTGCATGAAGACAAAATTGATACGACGACAATGGGCAATGGGCCGCGGGCCTTTTATTGTCCGCGTTGTGAGAAGGACTTTGTGATCGTAGAGGAGTAAAAAGATGGCCGCCACACATTCAAAAAACACTAAGGTTTACTTCAACGGAAGGGATTTTTCATCTTTCCTTAATGAAGCAAGTGAACCAACTGGAAGCCAAGGAGTAGCTGAGACAACAACCTTTGCTGATAGTTCAAAAACGTTTATCCCTTCACTCATAGACGCTACTTATACCTTGTCAGGTTTGTTTGACGGGAGTGCAAATGCGACTGATGCTGTTTTTTCTGCCTCCCTTGCAGCCGATAATGATTTGATTGTTCTATATGAGGGGGATGCTGAGGGAAATGTAGGCTATGCCACAAGGGGAATAAGCACCTCTTATGAAATAACAGCACCGGTAGAGGACATTGTTTCCGTTTCTCTTTCAGCTCAATCGACTACAGGTGTTGAAAGAATAAATGTTCTTGAACCACTTGGAGAAGAAACATCTGCAGGTTCATCAGCTGAATTGGATAGTGGTGCAGCATCAGCGAATGGTGCCAGCTTATGGTTGCAAGTGATGGATGTAAGTGGAACCTTTGGAGGAGGTGAAGGTTTGACAGTTTCTGTTGAGCATGCCACCTCTTCAGGAGGTGCATTTTCATCCCTTGGTGATTTCACTCTAGTGAGCACGGCTAATCAGCACCAAAGGGTTGCAGTGACTGGAACAGTAAACCAATTTTTAAAAGCGACTTGGACTTTAGACGGTTCAGACACTCCAACATTTTCATTTTTTGTTGGGGTTTGTAGAAAGTAAACTAAACCAGCCAGAAGGGAAAACCATGGCACTAAGAAAACAAGGGAGTTTCCTATGGCACTTACAGGCAAAAATGCCTCATTCAAAATTGATGACTCTGGAGGAATCTTGAGGGATTTATCAACTGATGTTAATTCTGTTTCACTACCGGCCTCGATGGACGCTGTTGACTCAACGACATTCCAGGCCACAGATGGAGCCAAAACTTACATTCCCGGTTTGCAGGATCATACAATTTCAATTGAAGGTGTCTTTGACACTACAGCCTTGACGGGTTCAGACACTGTTTTGTCTGGCCTCATAGGCTTTGCGTCAACTGCTTCTTTTGAATTTGCACCTGATGCCGCAGGTGGGGCCAAATATGAGGGCGAATGTATCTGCACAGGTTATGAGATTTCAGCACCTGTAGCCGATCTCGTTAGTTTTTCCGCGTCACTCCAAGTGAGTGGTGCTGTTACTAGAACAACATTCTAAAGTAGAAGGGATCTATAAATGGGAAAGATTCAAGAGTTAAGGGACAAAGCTCTGGCTCTCAGAGGACGCAAGCAGTTGGTCGATTATGAAGGATTGACCTTTGAAGTTCATGAGCCAACATTGAAAATTACAGAACAAATTGCGACATTGGATGAAAAGAGTATTGCACTTGAGCTTATAAAACACTGCACCTATGCACCCGGTTCTGAAAAACTCCTTTTTGAGGGAGTCGATGGGGAGATGAGTGATCTACCTATAGGGCTGGTAAAAGCATTGGCAGAAGCGGCGACTTCTTTCCTGAGTGAAGCTAATGTTGAGGTGATCCAGGGAAACTCTTAATCGACAACCAGCGAAAGACGCTATGGGCTATAGCTGAAAGGTTCGGTCTGAGCCCGCTGGATGTGGAGAGTTGGCCTGTGACACTAATTGTTGAAGCTGCTAAATGGTTAGAGATAACCAGCAAAAGAAAATAGTATGGCTGAACAAGCGACAATTTGGGTAAAACTTGGACTAAAGAAAGATAGCTTTGAGAGTAGATTAAAGGGCTCGATTATCCAGCTCTTTGCACTTCACAAAGTTATTCAATTGTCTAGTGCGGCCTTCAAAGGATTCTTTCGTGCAATGGGCAAAGCTAGTGTAGCTGCGTCCGATGTCGAGGAATCGATGAACCTCATGGGCCTCGTTTTTGGCAAGTCCAAAAAAGAAGTCATGGAGTGGTCGACCGAATTGGCTGAGGCCACAGGTCGATCTAGGTTTGAAATTGCAGGGATGGCGACAGAGTTCCAAGCTGTTCTTGGTCCAATGTTAAAGTCTAAAGAAGCTGCTAAAGGTTTGAGTCAAGGCCTTGCCAAATTAGCGATAGATGTCTCGTCTGCTCGGAACATGCCTGAGAAAATGGCCCTTGAAAAACTCCGGGCTGGTATTGTTGGGGAGATCGAACCACTTCGTTCATTAGGTGTTGTGATGTCAGTCGCCAACTTGCAAGCGTTTGCAATGGCAGAAGGCAACCACAAACTTATTCAAAAGATGACAGAAGGCGAGAAGGTTGCACTTCGTTATAAATTTATAATGGAGGGGATGGCTGCAATCCAGAACGATGCAGCTAATACAAGCCAGGCATTTGCGAATAGGTTAAGGACAGTAAAAGCTATCCATTCGGATTTGCTAATTCTAATTGGCCAGAATTTAGTCCCGACTTTTAATCTTTTCCTCGGGAAGATTATTGATCTAGGTAACGCATTGCTTAGAAATAAGGATGCGATGAGGGATCTTGTTAAGGCTGGCCTCATTCTTTTCATAGACAAGAGTATAGTTTTATTTAAAACGGTTGGTTTTATTCTTAAGGTGATGGCAGCATTACGTGTTGTTTCGACTGGTGCTTTCCTTGCAATGTTCACGGCGATTGACAGCACACTTCCCTTGCTTGATGATTCCCTAAAACTACTAGTGCGGATTGCAAGAGTTCTAGACTTAGTATCAGTGGGAGTTAGTTGGGCGCCATTATTAGATAGCCTTTCAGGATTAGTGACCAAAGCTCGGGAGTTTAATGGGGAACTAGAAGCCGGGGCTCAAATAAAACTGGCTGAAGACTTAGCTGATTTTGACAAGTTGGACAAAGGTTTAACTGCAGGAATAGAAGGATTTAAGAAACTAGGCGAAGCAGGAATAGCGACCTTTGGCATATTAAGAACTGCAGATGCAGAATATGGTGAAGAGAAAGATGAACGGAATGAAAAGGACAATGCAAACCTAGACGAACGGATTTCAAAGCAACTAGATCTCCAAGAGAAAGTTATAAGAAATTCTGTAAGGATGGGTGCAAAGGTTGGGGAAGTATTCCATGCAGCCACACAAGGCCATGAAGCCCTTGAAAATGCCACCAAGAGTGCTATGAATACAACCTTGGATATGTTGCGAGATTTAGTCATCAAGGAAATTACAATGAATGCAGCTGCCGGTGCAACGGCTGCAGGTAAGTCAGTTGCTGGAATTCCGATAGTTGGTCCGGCTTTAGCGGCCGGTGCTGCAGCTTCAGTCTTTGCACTTCTTAAAGGGTTTCTTAGTAAGATGCACACTGGTGGGGTAGTCACAAAAGATAATTTGCTGAATTTACCTGGAATGGCCGCAGACGAAGGATTGACCATGTTGCAGGAGGGGGAGACAGTCTTGCCACGTGGTGGAGGTGGTGGCGGTGGAGTTACCGTCGAGTATAATACTGTTTTCCCACAAACTAGAGCTGAGATAGATGCCTTTGTAGATTCAGCTTTAGTCCCTGCACTCAAAAGGCGAAAAATAGCAGGAGCGTTTTAAATGGCCTTTGCCGAGACAGGAGTCCCAACAGTTGACCTTACAAATGCGACAGCCGACAGGCCGCTCATCCTCTCTAATCATCAACTAAGAGACTTGTCTACATCGGACTTTCCAAACTTCGAAGTGACGTGGAAAACGTCGGTCGGTGTTGATGTCACGGATCCTAACTTCCCGACGTCGCGTCTATATGATAACCATGCACATTTGATTTCTAAGCCTACAGGCGCAGCAGCAACGACCTGGTATCTTGAAATGGTTTTCGATGATGCCAATGATGGAAATGCTGATTTTGATACTATTGTGCTGCTCAACCATAATTTTGGACCGGCACGTTTTGTTGAGGTTTTTGTTGCTAACTTCGGAAACTGGTTTGGACAGCAAGAAATACAGGAATGGACCAACGGAGCGCCCCATGCAATTATTGACGAGAGGCTCTGCAGTATAGATTTAGGTATGACTTTGCTTCCTAGGCGATTCTCTAACGTCACCTATTGTAGAATCAAGATCACGACCGGGGCCCTTACTCCAATCGTCCCGCAACTCGGTGAGGTTCTATTAGGCAACCGTTGCCAGCTTTATAGAAAACCACTGCCACCCTTCTCAATGGAAACTACCGCAGCCTCTACAACGACATTTGTAAGCAATTCAGGAATCTCATCCCGATATATTTACAATAGAGGGCAGGCAATAAGGGAACCTAAATTTTTGACTTATGGTAGCAGTGAAATTGACAAGTTTAGGGAATGGTGGGACCAAAGTGAAGAAGGAACTCAACCCTTTCTATGGTGGGACCAACCTAATACTGATCCAACAAGTCCGATTTGGGTTAATGTTAAAGACACTGTTTTTCCATTCCTTAGATCCCCAGGAGCTGACGAGACACAGCGGGGCGCCATGAGCCTAGTTGAAAAAGCGCCATTCTTCTCGAGGGAATAAATGCTGACACTACCTGAAAATTGGATAAGAGCAATTGGAAAAGATGGATGTGTTCCTGTCTTTTTGGTTGAGCTCGACCTTTCAACTTCAGCGACCACGATCATACATAAATTTGTATCTACTCCCAACTCACAGTTGTCTTACGATCCTTCTGTTAGTTCTGTTTCACCCCTTGGGTCTAAGCTTGATCCGATCAATAGAACCTCTACAATGGGGGAAGCTTCTGTTTTATTTGTAGATGATGGTGTATTAAGGGATATACTTTCCTCGACCAGGTTCAAAGGAAAAAAGGTTGCAATAAGTATTGGAGAGGAGTCACTAGAAGAGGCCGATTTTGCTCCCTACTTTACCGGGACCATTAACGATGTCAAGCCCTCTGGAGGGTTAATTGAATTAATTCTTGTAAACACATTTGGATTCTTGAAACAAAAAATTATCAAGAACCAATCCTTCACAATGCTCCATCCGCTCGAAGTGATGGAAAAGATTTTTGAAAAGGCTGAACTTAGTTCGGACCTTTATGATGCAACAACCTTCGACCCTGATGAATATGCGACAACTATATCACACTGGAATGTTAGTCGTGGAGGGTATAACTTAATTGGAGCATCTTCAGCTATTCAAGAAGAGAATGCTTTTGCTCTTATCAATGAACTTGCACATATTTGCCAAGGGACCGTTGTCCCTTCTGAAGATGGAAAACTTAGTTTTTCTTTATATGATTCTTCCGCTGCATCCCTTGATACTTGGACCGCCGACGACATATCTAAATTCAGCCAAGACACTAGTGTTTCAGAATATTATAATAAGATTGTAATTCGTTTTCAATTTATAAAAGAAGGCGAAACATACGCCCGGACAATAACCCATACAAACACTGCAAGCTCAGAGGCATGTGCGTGGCCAGGTGATGATGACAAAGAGTTGGTCTTTGATTTCGACACTAAGTGGCTAAATTCTATGTCGATGCTTTGGGAGAGTTTAGATGCTGCTGATACCGAGTGCACTATATCAGGATTATTGGGTAATTGCTTTTGCGGTATGCGGCAACAAGGAACGGAATCGGAACCAAATCCAAACCGAAAAGTTTACCTTTTAGTCGCAACAGAAAGCCAAGGTTCAGCACTTCCAACAAAGCAAGAAGTTATAGAATGCGATGGGATTACATTAGACCAAGATGTTTGGGTAAGTCCCGCAGACATGAATATCTGGCAAAGTGATTCATTCTTTGTGGGTTCGGCCATTGCTTTGAAGTCCTCTTATGATATTTCTGCAATAGGTGGGCGCAAATACTTTGATCCTGGAACGACTTCCACAGGTTTGGATTTTACTAACCTCTCTAGAACGTATGTGTATGATTTGACTATTCCTGTTTATTTAAGCAGGCAAATCATTGAGCGGTTGAGTGAAGGGCTGTGCGTTATTTCCTTAACGACAAACCTTTCAAAATATGCTTTCCAAATTGGTGACCTGATAACAATCGAAGAACCTGAATTTTTAACATTTGGATCTAATGGAGCGACAACAGACAAGTGGGAAGTTATAGAAAAGAATGTTGATATAAACGCAGGAAAAATAAAATGGGGCTTGTCAAGGGTAAGCTCAACAACTGGATATACTGAAGCATGGACACCAACAACCACATCTGATTTAGTTTCTTCTTTTATCTTTACAACTGCTGACCTTATGAAGAGTTGGAACCAGAGCGGTTTGATTTTAGGAGACTTCACACCTGACTACACCCCATCCCTATTTGCTGGTTTGGATTTGACCGTTAACCAAATGTTCACAAGCTCACCTTATACACCGATCAATTATCCTTCGAATGGGACCACTATAGAAATGCCTGCGAGCTCCACCATCACCGTAGGCCGTGATATGTATACGGGCATGACTATTTTTGGGACTAACCAATCCAACCTTGGTAGTAGTTCCTACGCAATTGAGACAGTGACTACAAGTGGAGCGGCTATTACAGACGTCACGGCTTTGGCCCCACTCACTGGATTCCAAGGGAATGTGATAAATGGATTCCCTGGGTTTCAAGGTTCTAATCTAGAATTCCCATATTGGAATACGGGCACGGGTGGGTTGTTCCTCAACACCACGGATAACATTCCCCTAATGGGACAAACCTCCCCAGATAGTTACGACACGCGAGTCATAGCCCAAGGCCCCACTGCATATTACAAAATGGATGAACCTGCTTCGGCCTTCCCCACAGTCCTGGACAGTTCGGGGAACGGAAACAACGCCACGACGACGGCCAACGATCCTGAGGCAGAACGGGACGGACTCATTAGGGCTGCCGGGTCTAGCGTTGGGTTCTCATTCGCATTCAACCAAATTGGTCCTGGGGCTGGCGACGACCAGGCTTTTTTTATCAATGGTCTCGATGCTAACACTTCAGTGGGTTGCTCATTCTCCACATGGCTCTATAGCGACGGAGGTTCTAGCGCCGAACGAACAATTTTCTGTATCGCGAGCGATGGTGCTGGAAATGATGTATTTCGCATTACCCACGATCCAACCGACAACGAGCTGAGAGTTTATCTCAATACTATTTCCACCTCATTCACGGACGCCTCCCTTGGCAAGGACTTGAGCGATGGCTCACTCCACCACCTAGTTGTAACATGGAACGCCGTTTCGAAAGAGCTGGACATCTGGATTGACGGAGCACTCAGAGGATATGGAACAGTAGACACAACCCTCGCCACCATTGGTACAAGAATGGGCTGGGGCATCTACGTAGATTCCGCTGGAAATTTTGACGCCAATAACGCCTGGAATGGCGTCATGGACGTGGCCGGTTACTGGGACGATAAAGTTTTATCGACCGCCGAGATCATGGACCAATACCAAAGTGGAGGCTTGGCCTTTGGTGGGGCTGGGG